TCGTTTGGCAGATATACACCATAGATATTGATTATCTTTCTCTTGTCACGCTCTCTTGCATCAGTGTCTATAATTGTTTGACCAGTGTGATCTAATAGCAACACGTGACCATCAACACGTATAACATAGGACAGCGCACCTTCGTTATGCTTTGCAAGCTTTGCTCGTATGTTGCCCACTGTTGTGCGCCCACGTATGACACGCAGTTTGCTTTTCACGCTACGAAAAGACCAAAGCTTGCGTATCGCTTTCTGTAGATCACCCCACGTGTGCAAGTAACGTGTTTCATCTTTAACGCCTAGCGCATTAGCGACAGCCATAGCGCACATGTTTTGGTTAGGGTTCTCTCTGTTATTACTTGTAAGCTTTAGCAATTGTCTATCCATTGTGTCGTGCCTCCTATGATACCCTGTTTGCATATATGTAATAGCATTTTACTTCGTTACCTTTGTAACCATCAGCAAACGCTACACGTTTCCCGTTAAGCTTTATCTCTACTGTAAAACCATCGCTTTCTAGCAGCGTCTTTGCCATGCGTAAAGCTTTCTTGCGTGATGTATAAAAGTGTACAGGACGTTGACCTGCTTCATTGATTGTCCATACTTGTTTCATTTTATTGTGCCTCGCTCTTAATATAACAATCTTTTATTTCACTACCTGCCATAGCACCACCAAAACCATTGGCTGTAAAACGAATAGTAATTGCTTTACCGTTTAGTAGTGTTTCCCATTGTACAGTATAACCATCATTACCCCATCTTACATCAAGGCCATTGTCTAAAGCTTGTGTTAGTTCTCTAAGGTTCATTGTCTCTACTCCTATTGCTTAGCGAATTGTGAAACCGCTAGTGTCGTTGATTGCATCGCCTTTGGCTTTAAGTAAGACAATAACGCCAGTAGGGTCTGCGGGTCTATAATCATGCGCATCACCATCCGTTACTTTGCGCATCATGCCATTGATAATGATATAACCATCTTTGATTGCTTGTTTGTATATTTCTTTTGATGCTACAGCAGCAACATTGCCAAGATTGTTTAATACTTCGTCGCAAGCTTCGTGGTTATTTTCTTTGCGTGAGAACGTGATGTGATAATTTTTAGGCATTGATCCGCTAGCGTATGCAATAGCACGTTTAGGAAATGCAGTGTAATCATAGAATTGCACATCACTAAACATATCCATAATTAGCATGTCTGTTCCGTCTACATTCACGCTACGCTTTTCCCAAGGTAGATCAGATGTAGCATTTAAACGAAAAGCAATTTCTGCATTGTTTCTCTTTGCCTTGTTATACTTGGACAGCATCTCAAACACTAGTACTGCAATGAAAGCTTTACGCTGTTTAAAGTAAGCTTGTGTTTTGGTTATACGTGATTTCTCTTTCTGTTCCATATAGGCTGGATTGCCAGCAGTATGCAAACAAGCTTGTGCGCATCCATTGCTTGCCATTGCGCATGTATTAAAACCAGACAATTTCCATGGTGCTAGATGTAGCGGATGAGTTTCTATATCTACCACCTTACCGTTTTTCGCTACTTTGGGATTTGCTTCTGGTGCAGCTAATAGCGTGTGGATATTAAAACCACGTTCGCGCAAATAGCGGATTGCTTGTGCTTTTGATGTGAAACCATTGATGATTGGCATTGTCTTATACTCCTATTAAATATCTGACCAATAAACGTTATCGAACTCATTACAGTTCATGAACGTTTCATATTCGTTTGCAGTCATAAGCTTTTGCATTTCTGCTTCTAATCTTTCGAATGTTTCATGCGAAGCTTGATGATACAGCGAATTCTTTTCTAGCTCATAGTAGTTTCTGATTAGTGTCTTGATTAGTTTCTTTCTCATATTGTTATCAAACATTGTCTCTACTCCTGCGAAAAAAATCATATGTATATTGTATCAACAGCTAAAACCGATATTGTCAAACGCTATTTTACAAAATGAAACAATTGTAACAATTCGTGATGATAGTGCTAACATTCCAGGTTTTGCATATGTTGTTATACTTTGCAGCTTTGCAATATGTGCTTTGCAATTATGCATCTCTATTTTGTGATCACAAATAAAGGTAGGCAATGCAATGTGATCACAAAGGTGTAAGACATACACGTCTAGTGGTGTATTTTGTGATCACAAGCGATGGGTAGGGTATTTTAACATAATACATAGTCTAATGATGCTATATCACTAGTAAAACATAATAAAAACAATACATTAGCTATACATTTATAGCAGAAAAGAAAACATCTCTTGCTCTATGCAGCTCAACTATAAGTATAAACTCTAATGAAATCAAAGACTTAGCTATATCAAGAGGGGTGGGGCAGGCTCCAGCCGGGGTGGGTACGTTATACGTATATACACAAATACACACACGGGGTTTTTACGTTCTCGTATACCAAGAGCAACACATTAACAGATTAACAAACCCAGTATTAACAAATTAACAAGCCAGGGGTATGGACCAAAAGTATAACTTCCCTGACTATTTAGTATAGTTTTACAAAAAAGTGACTTGACAACCGCTTGACAAATCGTATAACTATGGGACAACAGGGTAAGTTAAACTCTAAAGTAATAACTCTATAAAGTAGTTACACTAAAGATAGTAGTTACATAAGAGTTATTACTCTATAGAAGTAAAGATAAAAGATAGTTACTACATAAAAGTTATTACTTAGTGTAGTAAATATGATAGTGGACATAGGTCATATAACTATACATGCAACTATATGAATATTTGTACTTGACATAGTTATTACTCTTATGTTAAACTATACACAGTCACAAATCATAAAAGCAATAATACTATTGTGACTACGTGCTGCGAGTAACTACACTGCTACGTTGTAACTGTGTGTCTCCTCTCCCTCCTCTCTGTAACAATTACAATGTAACAACGTTACTTGCGGCACGTACTTTATTGCTGATTAAAGTTTTTACTTGACAATGAAACAGAAACCTGTACAACTGTATGCAACAGAAGATGTTTTAACAGACTTCTACAACGCATTAGCTAGCAATGACTCACGTGCTATACGTAAAGTTCACATACCTAAGTCTGATGTGTTCTACGTAAGAGATGCTATAGAAGCACGTACTGGTGTGCGATACACGTTAGATCACGTAGAGAGAGCTATGTACTTAGAGGGACACCTAGAAAGACACGAAGTGTTAGACCCTGATCGTGAGAGAGAGTATGGATAACTTAAAGCTACCTATAGCACTTGTATTAGCTATGGCTGCTCAGCTAGCAGGTGCTGTATGGTATGTTAGTGGTATTGTTCATGACATAAAGTCTATTAAAGAAAACCTGTCTAAACAACAAGAACTACTTTTAGTGTTAGATAAAGATGTAGATGACTTATGGCAGTTCTGTACTTTCACTGAAAACAAGTGGGCTAAAGAATATACGTCAGACTTAGTGTATCAACGTTTGTGTGGGACTAAAGAACCTGTAGAGTAATAGAACAATGGCAACAACTAAAGATGTAGAACGTTTACCTAGCGGAAAGCTTAAGTACCGTGGTGAGACTTTCCCTGGTTACAACAAACCGAAGCGTACTCCTGGCGCATCAAAGAAGTCTGCAGTATTAGCTAAAAAGGGTGATGAAGTAAAGATAGTACGTTTCGGTGATCCTAACATGTCCATCAAGAAAGACCAGCCTGATAGACGTAAGAGTTTTAGAGCTAGACATAATTGTGATACAGCAACGGATAAGTTTACTGCTCGTTACTGGTCATGTAAGGCTTGGTAAGTTATGTGGATAGGAATCCTACTTGTTTGTTTTGACCCAATGGCATTATCGTGTCAGGTCATAGCTAAGCCTGAAGCGTTTTACAGTGAAGAGGCTTGCTTACAGGAAGCAGAACAAGTAGCTGCTAATATACGTCAGGGTGGTGCATATGCTACACCTCACTGTCACAAAGTAGAAGGTGGTAACGCATAATGCCTGTACAAAAAGTAAAAGGTGGTTATCGCTGGGGTAAGACTGGTAAAGTCTACAAGACTAAAGCTGCTGCTGAAAGACAGGGTAGAGCTATACATGCTAGCGGTTATAGCAAGGGTGGATCAACAGTAAATGCTGCAGGTAACTATACCAAACCCACTATGCGTAAAAACCTCGTGGCAAAGATCAAAGCGGGTGGAAAAGGTGGAGCGCCTGGACAATGGTCTGCGAGAAAAGCCCAGATGGTTGCTAAACAATACAAAGCAAAAGGTGGAGGCTATACATCATAATGAAAGCACCACAGAAAAGCTTAAAGAAGTGGACTAAACAGAACTGGCGTACTAAGAGTGGTAAACCTTCTACGCAAGGCTCTAATGCTACTGGTGAACGTTACCTACCTGCTAAGGCTATTAAGTCTCTTAGCAGCGCTGAGTATGCAGCTACCACTAGAGCAAAACGACAAGGCACTAAGGCAGGTAAGCAGCATGTGGCTCAACCTAAGAAAGTTGCAAAGAAAGTAAAGAGGTTTAGAACATAATGGCTAAGAAGATGTGTCCTAAGTGTAAAGGTAAAGGCTGCTCACATTGTGGTGGGACAGGCTATCACAACAACATGAGTAAAGGTGGAATGATGAACGAAGGAATGAAAGCTTTAAAGAAAGCAGCACCAGAAGTAGCTAAGAAGATGGGCTACGGCTATGGTGGTATGACTAAGAAGAAGAAAGACATGATGGGTATGGGTATGGCCTACGGTGGTATGTCTAAGAAGCGTATGGGTTTCGCACATGGTGGAATGCCTTGTGGTGCATCTAACCCTGCTGAACGTCCAATTAAAAAGAGTAAGTAATGGTACAAAAGTTCTATCATAAATACAAAGATGCTCTAGAAGCTAAAGGCTATCGTGTAGATGAGCATGGCTATGTGTGGGATGGACGTGGTAACCAAGCTGCAGGTGAAGACAATTACGGTAACGTACAGAGTAAAGACCCTAACGTAACACAAATCTGTCAAGAAGCTGAGATGGCTATGACTGCAACACCTAAGCCACGTGCTAAGAAAGCTAAGAAGAAAAAGGAGACTGAAGTTGTTGAGACTCTGGAGATGGTACGAGCACGTGACGAGAATGGACACTTCATCGCTGATGATCCCTCTACACCTGATGTGAATGAGGCTTGGGTAGTTAAGACTGTCAAGAAGGTTATTAAGAAGTAATGGTAGGTACTCGTGACTATAATACTGTAACAAAAGGTTTGACAGTTACTGCTACTTCAGGCGGTGCTAGCTCTAATGTTGTATATACGTGTCCTAATAACTTTGATGCAGAAATAGACTTCTTGCATATTACGAATGGTGACTCAGCTAACCACAACATTAGCATACAGTGGTATCACGCAGAGACAGCTACGTATCATCACATAATAAATGATAAAGCTATAACAGGTAAAGATGTGTATAACATTATTACATCTGACAGAATATACTTACACGCAGGTGATAAGATAACAGCGTTTGACGGTACTAGTGGTAACTTAGAAGTGTTCCTATCAGGCAAAGAATATTTTAACCCTAATAGATAACGCATAACGGGTATTCCAAATAAGTAATAGTAAAGGCCCACGATTTTAGTATAACTATGTATGTTTCCGTTGCTAGCTTAGCTAGCGTTAACATAAGGAGTATACATAATGGAACTAGTAATTTCTGAATCACGTATGTGGGCCGCTAATTTTAAGGCTTGGATGGTAAAAGTGTTTAACGCTTTCATCGAAGCACGTCAGAAAGAAGCGAATCGTCGTATTGCTATGATGCAACTTAGCGCAATGACAGATCGTGAGCTTAACGACATCGGTATCGGACGTGGAGACATCCGTAGGGTCGTTAACGAAGATTAACAGTCCTAAGCAAGAAGGAGAGGCTTGTGGACCCAGTTACTATAATTAGTGGGGCCACTGTTGCCTTTAATGCCCTGAAGAAAGGCTTTGCTATAGGCAAGGACTTACAAGACATGGGTAGCCAGCTAAACAAGTGGGCTGGTCACATGGCTGACTTAGGGCAAGCTGAGAAGCAAGTTAAGAACCCTCCTTGGTGGAAGTCTATTAGTGGCTCTATAGAGGCCGAAAGTTTGGAAGTTTTTGCAGCTAAGCGTAAGGCAGAGTCCATGCGTAAAGAGCTAAAGGACTATATAAGTTTCACGATGGGGCCATCCGCATGGGACGAACTAGTGGCTATCGAAGCCAAGATACGTAAACAGAAGAAGGAACACGAGTACCGTAAAGCTGAACTACAAGAAGCTATTATAACTTGGACAGTAACAGGTTTGCTTTTAGTATTAGGTTTTGGTATTCTAGGTTTCATATTATACATGGTGAGCTAATGGCTAGACAACTAACAGAAAACCAAATGAAGTTCTTAGAAGTCCTGTTTGATGAAGCAGGAGGTGACGTAGTTACCGCTAAGAAGCTGGCAGGATATAGTGAAACATCTAGCACAGCCGCTATTGTGGAAAGCTTAAAAGATGAGATCGCAGATAAGACACGCACTTATTTTGCTCGTACTGCGCCCAAGGCTGCTATGGCTATGGTTGGTGCTTTATCTGACCCTACTGAACTAGGTGTTCGTGATAAGATGGCAGCAGCTAAAGACTTACTTGACCGTGCAGGTTTAGGTAAAGTAGACAAGATTGACGTAGGGTCAAGTAGTGGTGGGGTGTTTATCCTGCCATCCAAGGAAGGTAAGAACGAGTAAGTATGAACCGTGAATCTTTGGGGTATTGGGAGTTACCCAAGCCACACAAAGGTGAAGAGAGACAGTGGCACGTAATAGCGAGAACAACACGCACCGTGCCTTTC